TAAGTTCCTCCTTGACAATCACAACAACATTGTTAATATCATTATACTTCTTTCCCTTGCTTTGTCAAATAAATGGCAAAAAAATAACCTCATCTACAATGCTCTGCATTATAAATGAGGTATTACTACTATATTTTAATCTATTCATTCTTGCATTCAATCTTTGTCCCATCCAGAAGCACTACCAACAACCGTCCATTCTCAAACACCTTAATGCAGTCCATTACTCTCAACATAAGATCCGCATTTATTTCTTTAATCAATACAGCCTCTTTAGTCAACTCCTGAAAATCCTTCGCCCGATAAATCTCCAGCAAATCCTCACTCTTCTCCTGCGCTTCCCATTTCCGCAAAAAATACTCTTTATTTTCTAAAATCCCATTCCAGGCCATAACAAACGCCTTCTCCAAGGTACTCTCCTCAACATGCCTATTGGCACACCCCATAATGCCTTTCACCTTATACCGTTCACTGCATTGCCAAATCTTCCGTGTTTCTCCGGTAATGCTTCGCCAACCCTTCCGGGTAAATATCTTATTACACTCCCCACAGACAATCTTTGAAGCAAACGGATTCTTCTCAGTATTATTAGAATAAGATTTCGTTCCATGCTCCTCCATATACCGCTTCCGCCTCTCAATCTCCAACTGCACGCACTCCCAAATCCATGGTTCAATAATCGCTTCATGATCATCCTCAATATAAAACTTCTGTATCTCCCCTTGATTCAACACCCGTTTCTTAGTTAGGAAATCCACCGTATAGCTCTTCTGCAGAATCGTATCTCCCTTATACTTCTCATTTTCCAGCATACTCTGCAAGGTTGTCACTTGCCACTTCGTACTGCCATCCCAGTTAACAACACCTTCCCGCTCAAAAATCCGTTTAATATAATCTACCGTTTTTCCACTAAGAAATTCGTAGTACAGTCGTTTTACAATCGCTGCCTGCTTCCGGTTAGCCACCAGTTTCCCATCCTCGTCAGTGTCATAACCCATAAACCGCTTGGTACTCATCTTATGTTGCCCCTTTTCAAACCGCCTGCGGATCCCCCAGGTCGAATTTTCAGAAATGGACCGGCTCTCATCCTGTGCCAAAGAAGAAAGGATAGTCAGCAGAACTTCACCCTTTGCATCCAAGGTATTGATATTCTCTTTTTCAAAGATAATACCAATCCCCAGTTCTTTCAGCTCCCTTACATAATTCAAACAGTCCAGCGTGTTTCTTGCAAACCTGGAAATTGACTTGGTAATAATCATATCTATCTTTCCACCCCGGCAGTCCGTAATCATCCGTTTAAACTCATCCCGCTTCTTGGTATTTGTTCCCGAAATCCCTTCATCTGCATATATCCCAGCAAACTGATACAACGGATTGTTGCTGATATATCCCGTATAATAATTCAACTGGTTCTCATAACTTAATAACTGTTCTTCTTGGTCTGTTGATACCCTGCAGTATGCTGCCATCCGTAGTTTCCGCACACTCTGGCTCTTTCCTGTATCCGTTGTCATATTCTGTCTTGCGGGTATAACGGTAATATTTCTTGCCATTCCTTTCCATCTCCTCAACTACTGTAGGTTCCTTAATATTATGTTTCTGTGCTTCTGTATCATCTATCCGAATCCCTTTACAGGCTTGTTTCCCTTCCTCTATATAAGTGCTTCACAGCCATTGGATTTTCTTTTTATACACCTGCCTGCGCCGGAGATTCCTGCCACAATAAGGACAAACCAGCATTCCACTTAAAAGATAACGCTTCTGGTATTTATCTGTCCCACCGGAAGCAATATTACGTTTCCTTTTTCTGCGCTTCCGCTCTGCCTGAACCTTATTCCATTTTTCCTCACTTACGATAGCCGGATGATTATCCGTGATATAATAACTCTGTACATCACCCCTGTTCAATCTTGTTTGGTTCCGCTTATCCTCCGGCGTAAAATATTTCTGCAGATGATAATCCCCTTTATATTTCTCATTAACCAATACTCCGTTAACGGTGCTTTCATTCCATTCCCCTCCGGTAACCGTCTTGACTCCGAGATAATTCATGAGGCTTTTCAGCTTAGAATTACCTAACCCAAACAAAGTCATGTCGTACAAAAAATCTACAATCAAGGCTTCCCTATGGTTAATTGTAAGGCAGCCATATCCGTCCTTGTCATAACCCAGAAACCGCCCTGTGTTAATCATGATTTCTCCCCGTTCAAACTTCTTCCGGATTGTCCATTTGTTATTCTCACTCATGCTCCGGCTCTCTTCCTGTGCAAAAGAAGAGAGGACGGCAAGCATCATCTCACCATCCCCAGACAGGGTGTTAATATTCTGTTCTTCAAAAAAAATACCGACTCCCAATTCCTTCAGCTCTCTTGCAACTTTCAGGACGGTAACGGTATTTCTCGCAAATCTCGATATAGACTTTGTAATGATTAAATCAATTGCTCCTGCCCTGGCTTTCCTTAACATTTCCTGGAACCCCGGACGGTTTTCACAATAGCCGGATATACCCCGGTCTGAATAAACACCGGCAAACTCATACTCTGGGTTAGAACAGATCAACAGCTCATAGGTTTCCGTCTGGTTTTCAAGCGAGTCTTCCTGTTTTTTGCTGTCCGTAGAAACCCTGGTATAAGCACACACCCGCTTTTTCTCTTGTTTGGCTTCTAATATCGGCTCTAATATCTTTATTCTCACAGACAATCACTTCCTTCAAAATATTCCTGCACAAACTGTTTTACCCGTTGATAGATAAGCTCTGCATCTTCCGGCTGGCGGACTGTGATAACTTCCACCTGGCGAACTTTACATATATCCATAAATTCCATCAGTTGTTTAAAGTTCCGTGCCAGCTTAGATGCGGTAAGCGTTACAACTGCATCCCAATTTTCTGCTTTGATTTCTGCTTTCAGGCGGTTGAATTCTTTTCTGTCTGGATTCGTACCGGAAGCCACCTCAAAAAACATCTGCATTTCCCAATTTCCTTTTCCAAACCTGCTGTTCAAAGCCTGCTCCACTTCTGGAAGGAATTGTGTGTAATCCCGGTCTCTGTGGTTCATCCGGCAGTAAAAAGCCACTCTGTTAATCTTTCCTGCAACTACCATAATCATCAGAACTCCTTTCATTTTTTTGGTAGTCTATTAATCACTCTAAAGCCCTCTAAAGTCAAGCAGTTCAGCGGTTTCCACCGCCTTTATTTTCTTTTCCGGATGGCTGGCAGCTAAACACGGGTGGTATAATCTAATGAAATCCAGCCATTCCGGTTCTTCTGATATGATTTTAACAGCCCCCACTTCGTGGCTCCCTTCCCATCGGATTCCTCTACAATTGTAAATACACCACACCCCGGTAAACTTCTGCTGTTTATCATAGTTGGTTCCAGGACCTTTGCGGATATGCAAATCCGGGATAGATACCTTCACCATATAATTAACAGAGGGCAGGCTTTCCATAAATTGTACATAATCTTTTCCTGTGGTAATAAAAAACCCTGATTTCAACTTATACCACTGCTTATCCGCACTGATACCCACCACTGTATAAATCCCGTCATATACCACCTGCTTCACGTTATCTCCCATACAAGGAGCAGTCCGCACATTCAGCCCATCTTTTCCTTTATAAAACACCTTCACATACCCAGACAGTGGATGGATTAACTGATCCGAATCTCCGTCACTATCACTGCTGCCTGTTTCACCGATAATATTCTTCAAGATGTTCAGAATCTTGCTTCCATACTCCGCTCCGGCTGCCCAGCCTTTCCCTTGTGGATTCTCCTGGATTCCAAGCCATTCCACATAAGGCGCACAGCTTCTTGTCACATATTTGAAACGTGGATCAATATTTTCATTTACCAGGGCATCTGTACAGGTATATGCTTTCAGATGCTGAATCTGGCAGCGGATGCCTAACTGTGGTGTAGCGAAAAATAGTCCTTTCATTCCATTCTGCACCACTCCCATCCCTGCAAAATTGTTCTGCTCTAAGGTCACTGCTGACTGGGAAAATCCAAAATTCCCGGTTTCCAGGCAGCTCTGTGCAAAGGCAATATCCCCCCGCACACCTTCTGCTTCTCCCTCAAATAAATAAAGCGGAAGCATATCCAATACGGACTGTGCCACCGCTGGGTTCTTTGCCCTAATATATTTTTTCATCTGTTCTATGGTTGCCACAGCGTTTCCCATAATCTTGGTATAACCTGTGGTATCTTCTTTTGCATTTCCACCGGACTGAATCCTTTTCTTAAATTCCTCCCACAACCCTTTAGCACGGATTTGTGATGGACAATTTTTAGCACATACATCATAATGCTGCAGCACACTGTCAGCCGGAACACCTGTTTCAGCCATCAATTGCTTAACAAGTTTCACAGTATTCTCAAAAGCACGGTTGAAATCATACCCGGCCTGTACACACATCTCCACACCGATGGAATTCTTATTGTTCACCGTTCCAAACAGCTTTCCTCCATAATTCACTCCCACATGCCAGCACCCTCTATCATGTGGAGCCGCCTGGTATACAGTTTCTCCATCATCCATATAATAATGGACGGAAGTGCTTAAATTCCCATTGAATTGTGCTTTTGCATGAGCTAATGCATCTGCTCCGGAGCGGAAATTATCTGTATTATGAACTACAATATACTGCGGAACATTTCCGCTGTAAGTGTTATTGGATGATACATAATTTTTATTTACCTTCACTATTTTCTTCCTCCTTCAACTGTTCTAAAACATCCTTCAGCTTTTTTGGAACAGGCAGCCCTATCTGTGCAGCATTCTCTAAAATGCTGATTCCTTCATTGGACAGGTAAAAGAAAATAACTGCTGTCCGCAGGACACTCCCATTCTGAATCACATAGTTATCAATGCTATGTGCTACTGCAACCAAGGCAAAAATCACAATCTTCCTAAAAATTCCCCGGAAACCAATCTGGCTGGAAAGCTCCTTATTCAAAATCCCCACCATTACTCCGGTTACGTAATCCACTGCCACAAAAATAATCAGGGCATATAAAAAGCCATCCCATCCTCCCAGAACAGCCCCCAAAGCCCCGCCCATTGCAGCAAAAATATACTGCATCATGTTTGTAAAATCTTTCATTTTCATTTCCTCGCTTTCTCTTATTTAATCACGAAAAAAGCAGCTATCCGAAGACAACTGCCGGTTTATGCTTCCTCTATCAGTGTGTAAGTTATTTTCATCGTCTTATCTGTGGTTTTTACCACCGCTGAAGATAAATTATTGATAGTTGCCAGATACGGTGTCAAGAGATACATGGTACGGTACTCATTCCCATAGCTTCCTCCCCAGCCAAGCAGGGAATTCTTATATTGGAATAATGGTGTTGCCGCATCATTCAACCGTACATTTCCCGCTGTCTTGATAACCATATCACCAATAGTAATCTGAAAATCATATCCGATAATCAAATCCCCAATCAGTATTATATAAACCTCACAACTACCGGAATCACAAAGCGGTTTCCACTTTGAAGTAAAGCCAAAGGAAAGCAGCGTCACATCAGAGGAATTAGCCGTGTTGATTTTATAGACCCCCTGTTTGTTATATGCCATTACATATAAATAACCGTTTCTGAGACAACTTTTCAAAATTCTCTCAGGAAATGTGCCGGCCTCATCCCGATTCCCCATATCCACCAATTTTGCATTCGAAAGGCTCCAACTCCCCTCTGTAAAGGAATAATCCTTCTTAGAAATTTTAATCCAAAGCATCGTTGCACTGCCAGAAGAATTTCCTTCATTTGAAAAACCATACCAGTATCCGTCACCGCCATCCATAAACTCTCCGTACAGCGTATAGCTTCCCAGGAATCGGAAGGTAGTAGGTTGAAGAACCGTATCCTCAATAACAGAAAAGGTAGAGTTATCGATATTCTCATTTAATCCCAATTTAAAAATCGGAAGATGTACTTTACGAATCCGAACCCCTGTATCCTGATAAGTAAGAGAGTAAAACAGGTCATGTTCAAAATCCACCTCGACCGCCATGAATAAAATCAACTGAGCACTATTAGCAAGGTTACCAATATTAATACTTTTTAACTGCAAAAAAGTACTGCTGTCACCCACGGTACTTCCATAGGCATTCTTACCGCCTTGTGCACTGGTCAGTGCAACAGCGGCAATTGTCCCATTCCCTTGGGCTGCCGTGAATTCCCAGACGAACTTGTACCCATTTTCTAAAGCCTTGCTTTCATTCAGATTCATACTTCCCCTCGCCAGATTCGCTGTAGCATTCACATCATTAGATGCATAAGCCACCGGAAGATTTCCCGAAAGACTGTAAATATTATCGGTCCGTTCTTCTAAGGCATTGGAAAATAGAAGAATCCCTCCAATCATATTCGGGCAGATAGGAAGTAGGTTTCCATTCCAGTTAATCTCATCATAACTGGAACTAACCTTATAAAAAGTTCCCAGCGGATTTTGTCCAAGAATATAGTTCACTGCCTCTGTGACCATATTTTCTTCTGTAACTGTAGTCACTTCACCAGAGTTCACGTCTTTCAGTTAAATTGTCATATTTCCTTTCAGCTTCATGAATGCTCCTCCTCACTTAAATCTACTATTTCCCCAAATGCACCGATGGATACTTTTTCCATTGAATCTTCTAACTGCCGCTTCATCTCTTCAATCATCCGGTATGACAGTTCTCCGGCAATTTCTTTCATTGTTAGAGAATTCAGAAAAGCAAAACGTCCTATTTTTTCTTCCAATGTGATTTTTCCGTCCCAGGCTGCCGCCGCTGCCATGGCTTGCCCACTGACAGACGCAAGGCAGCCTCCTGTTTCCACACCTCCGGTGCCGCTTTCTATCCGCAGATATACATTAAAAGTGTTCGTAATATTGGGCACCAGTTCCTTAATCGGATAGTACAGGGAAAGGATATGCTTTCCACTATTCCAGGTTTCCACCGGATGGTGTGTCCGTATTTCCTCGTCATTAAACTCATAAGTGACATAAACAACTGCCCTTCCATCCTCCTGCAAAGAAACCGGAAGCTCCACTTCCACATTGATATCCTGCGAAACCACTTCCCCATCCTCCGGCATCACCGGAACCGGAACAACAATATTCCCCTTCGCATTCCCCACTCTTTCCACCAGATCAGCCCTGACATCCACAACAACCTGCCCAAAGAACTGGGCATGGTTTTCTTCACTGGATGCAAATTCAATGCTGATTATGCGGGTATCCACATCTGAAATGCTATACGCAGAGGCATTGGTAAATGTATGGATTCCTATTTTTCCGGCTTCCACCTGGTTCAACAGACCGGAGATATTTTTATCATTTTTGGATTTTGCCTGTGCCAGCCTCGGATTCTTCCCCACGCATTTCAAAGAATGCTTCCCATTGATTTTCACCTGATACCCCGTCACACAAGTGAGCTGTGACGAATCTGCATGGCCGCCGGAAAACACAAACACATCTCCTAAATCCAATGCCGGATTACCAATCGTATCTGAATCAAAAGGAACATAACGGATTACCGACAAGCCGCTTAGAATATTAGCCAGTAATGACTTTCTGGTTTCTTCCAAGCCAAACTGTAGCAACGGGTTTATCTTCAAATTCATTGTCAGCCCATCATCTGTTTCCAAAGCATAATACTCTGCTGTCTGTGTACGAATATTTGTAGAACTGATAGCAGTATACCTTGTAATAAAATCCGAAAAACTACTGGAAAAGCGGTGTTTATCGGAAACTGTAATCACAGGCTGATTCCCATATTTCCGAAGTTCCAGTTTCCCTGCCCGGTTAATACAGAAAAAACCACAAAGTACCTGCCCCACATAAAACAAGACATCCCGATATGTCTCAATATCATTCTCCGTATAGACGGAAAGTATTTCTGAACTATTCGGCATAGCTTCTATCTCTTCCTGGGTATGCGCCAGTTCCACATCACAGGCTTTACAGCACAAACTTAAGAAAGCATAGGCATTTCCTACAGTCTCAAACCCATTAAAGTTCTTTTCAAACCGGAGCATATAGTCATATGCCTTGATTTCCAGGCATCGGATAGTACGGTTGGCTTCACTGATTTCAAAAATTCCCATAGGAACTGCTTCTTCCTCTCCGTCTGCCAGTACCAGATGATAATACAATTCTATTTTCCCACTTTCCAGTGTGTAACGGTCAATATCTGATAGCAGCGTAATCCCCAGTTCTGCTGCGTACACAGTGCCGATTTCAATCTCCGTATTTCCACAGCATTGGCTGGTAATATAGCCGGAACCTTTTACGATATCCTCATTGCCAAATTCATAAATAATACCTTTTGAGGTCGAAATTTTCCCTGTCCAGTAAAAACTCCGGGTGTTATCCTGCACCGCATGCAGGAACTCATCACTGACCGGATACATGAAAACACCCCTTCCTAAAATTCCTTTAGTGTGAAAGATACCGTCCACAAGCCTTTGTACGAAGTATCTTTCACCAGACTTGCTTTATATCCTTCCATATACATCTGTGTCTGCTTCACTTCCAAAGTCTCCGTATCAAAATAATCCACCGTAATCTTTGATTTTCTACGGAACTCTGCCAAGGCTTTCAACCATTTGGGGCTGACCGAAAACGAAACAGGAATGGCCGTTCCAAAACAGGACGACATTCATCTATGGCAATCTCTTGTCTTGCCAGCTCCGGGAAAATTCCATCCCATGCCTTTTGTACTGCCTCTGATGTATGCCTGATTTTAAAAACGGCGTATTTCCCACCATCCATATCCTTAACCTTCACACCATCCCACGGATACTACTATTATCCGTAATAACAAGGCAGACATCATAACGGCACTCCTCTGGTTTCACCAATTCCAGATTGTCCTGCGCAATCCCCAATATGACCGTTTGCTCCTCCCACAGATGGTTTTCTTCCATCCATCCTTTAAATGTTTCCATAAGCTGCGAATTCCCGGCACCATAAGCCCCCGTCCTTCTCATATATGCTATCCTGTAAGGCGGCATTGTTTCAATCCTCATATCCATAAAAAAACCTCTTTCATTTTTAGTACATCGGCGCCTGTAATCAGCATATAATGCTTTAAAATGAAATTCAACCTATATTTTAAAATAGATGAAAAATTCTTATCCATCAGACTTAGAATCTGTCCATATCCTCTTGTGTTGCCACCTCCGCATATTTACACTCATCATTCCTGCTCTCCGCATACATATCATTCACCAGCCCAATCGACAGTAATTCCAAATCCTGTATAGACAACCCCAACTGGACACAACGTAGCAAGAACAGCGGTGTTGTCATCTCACGCTCTGTTGGACGAAGTTTTTTTTAGCTTCCACATTTGTTTTTACATTCAGTCCCCAAAGTTCTATCAACTGTGGCAGTACCTGATAGATGGAAAATGTATTAAACCCATCCAGCCATTCTTCCGGTGTATCCGGAATGGAAGGTTCGGCATGTTTTGCCATGATAAAGACAATATTCTCAAACATCTCCAAGCTGAATAAATCCAGTGTGGATTCTTCCGGATTCTGCGTATTCACACTTTTTTCCAATGCCCTCAAGTCCCTGTAAATATCCCGATGAAACTTTAAGCGGTAAATCCGGGGGATTGCCGCCGAGGCTTTAAAAACAACCTCTCTGCCGTCTATCTCAATCTTTCTGGTATTGCTCATTTCTCCGCCACCGCCTTTGCTGTGGATTTCACTGCTGTTTTTGCTATATCTTCTCCAACAGAAAAGCTGGCCAAAGAAATAGCTTCTGCTGCCACTGTTGCTGCTGCCGGAAGGTAAACCGCCTTATACCAGTCATCATAAACAGAAATTGTTGTCGCATCCCCGGTTTTCGCTTTCACATAACCGCTGGATAACGGTCTCGCCTTAACAGCCAGTGTTTCTGTCTGTACTTCTCTGGATTCCTCATTTGTCTTAGATTCAATCTTCGGCCGGGAAGCAGAACAGTTATAAAGCACATGTCTGATTTTCCTTACGTCTCCATCAAACTCAAAAAGCAGTGCAAAGCTGCCCGTCTCCGAATTACAATTCTCCACCAGTACCTTATTCTCATCCGCTTCTTCTTTCAGTATTTCCGTCCGGAAAGACTCCGGAATCATTGCCAATTCTAAGTCCCCGTCATAACCCATGTTGTTATTGATGACATAATACTCAATCCCGTCTGCATAAAAAGATTCCGGTTCCCCATTAGGATCTAAACTTAAAGACACCGCTCCCGGCATCGCTACTGGTGTCCCAAAAGCATCTGTTCCATCTTCTCCTGCCGACAACGGGGCATAATGGACATTGCAGATATTAAATTTCACTTTGTTTCCCATTCTTCAAACCTCCATTTCATAAAGCACTTCATACAGCCGCTCCGATTCAATCCACACTTCACTTTTTGCGTAAAAAAAGCCATGGCAGTCCAGCACGGTTTCTACCTGTTCTTCCAATTCAAGAGACTTATAGTCTGTATACAATTCAAGCTGTAGCTGATTGCACTTATGATAAGCAATCCCATCCGCCGCAAAGTTCCGGGATTCCGGATACAAGAACACCAGAAAAGGCGGTTCCGGTGACTGTCCCTCTGCAAAATGTCCATAAGCAGAAGGAAGTGCCATCTCCTCTATCATTGCTGCTACAGCTTCATGAACCATTACAATAACCCCCGTCTTATTCTGGATACCAGTTCTTCTGCTCCCCGCTGTTCTGCCGGGGCAATATGGGGAATTGCCGCCACCGCCACGTTTCGCATGCCCTTTCTCCAAAAGGTGTGCTATCTGGTAACGGTTGCTGCTATGCACCACTATGGTCAGTGAATTGGCATTTTCCTTCACCTTCTTTGCTGCCCAGCTTTTCTTATACCTGCCTGATTTCACCGTAGCATTTCCCTGGATATCCTTTTTTACCGATTTGCTGACCTCCATAACACATTCTTTCATTACCTCATTGGATAAATCCGCATATTCCGCCATGGACTCCATGATTATCTCTGCCATCTGGTCTACTGTTGCCCTTCTGTTTGACATAACCTACCTCTTTACTTTCCCAGCCCGCAGCTTAATCGTCTTATTCCGGTACTGCATGAAATCCACAAAAGTAATATTATAGAGTTCACCCCGGAATAAAATCCGGTATTTTGTGCTGTCTAAATTTTTCAACTCCTCGCAATACCTCACCAGAAAAAACAACGTAGCTTCCTGGTTCACCTGGACCGCTTCCCAGTATTCTTTTCCTGACAGGTTATTTGCATAAGCCCAGCAGGAAAAGTAGTCTGTCCATTCATTCCTCTGGTTTCCATCCTTATCCTTTACCATCTGGTTCTGCTGGATAATAATCCGCTGCCGCCACTGCCCAATCCTCATCAGAACACCTCATCTCTCTGTCCAAAAAGCAGATATTTCAAAGTCAGTGTCAAATCCTTAAAATCTGCCTGCTCCCGGTTCTCATACAGATAAAAAACTCCATACAGCACTGCTGTCCTTACCGGATCGCTTATCTCCATTCCCGGTTCAAAGCTGCGCCGCATGATATCACTGCACAGACTTTCCGAAGTTGCGGCCAGAGTCAGGAGAAGCTCATCTTCATCACTGCTGTCAATCCGTACATACTGCTTTATTTCCTCCAAATCCACAACCATTCCGCTTCTCCTTTCCCATTTTCTCCGACGAAAAAAGCAGCCCGGAATTCAAATCCCAAAACTGCCTTACTAACTTGATTTCATCGTCATTGTTTTAATCGCTTCCGGCAAAATCAGCTTCCCGTCAACCCTCTGACTGCCAAGGAATCCAACCTGCCCATTTGCTGCAAACAGTTCATTTAACCGTTTAAAGGAACGCCCCTGCCGGTCCGCAATCCAGTAATAAGAAAAATCCCCGAATGCCATGACCTTTTCCCCTGCCGCCAGTTCCGGTACATAAGAGGATGTATGGTATGGGCGGTTTAAAACCATATCGGGTTGTCCTGCCTGCAGGGACGGCTGCCAGATGTAATTCCCATTATTGTCTTTCAATTTCCGCAATGCCTTCACTGTGGTATCATTCAGCACCCATACAGCCTTTTTCCGGTATGGGGATTTCACAGAATAGAATAAATCCATCACATCATCAAATGAAATGGATGAACCTGTAGTGGTGACGCCATCTGCCGCACCGCCTGTGATATTAAAAATCCCTGTAGGTTTTCCGGCTCCATCTCCTGTGAAAAAAGCTTCTTCCTCCTTTGCTCCAATCCTTCGTCCGAATTCTATGGAAATATAGGCTTCCAGATTGAATGCAGAATCGTTCAGCAATTCATCGGAAATCTTAATCATGGTAGCCACCTTGTAGGCTCCAATGGATATCTGTCCAAAGGTATCATCCGATTCCGGGATTGCCCCTTCCTCATCCACCCAGGATGCCTCTCCCTTTGTTGCCACTACAGGGATTTTGCGGTCACCGCTGGAAGTATTGATGACTGTTGCCAGGGAACGGAAAAAGTTTTCTTCCTCTAAGGCTTCCACCAGCGAATTTTCAAACTCATCCGGCACCAGGAATCCGCCTTCTGAATCCGTGCCAATCTGCAGGGCATTGTTTACAACAAAATAATGTTTCCTGCGCATGGCATTCCAGAATTCCCTGCGGTATTCATCCGTTGCCCTCCCGGTCTTTTCCTCTCCGCCCGGATGGCTGTTTGGCTTATTAGCAATCGGATTTGATGTGGGCTTTACAAGCTCTGCATCAATTGCTGCCGCCCGTTCCAGGCGTACAATTTCCTTGCCTAAATCCACTACATCCTTCTCCATTTTTTCATATGCTGCCGTATCCTCTGCAGACAAAAGTCCGTCATTTCCTCTTTTGCTGTCCAGAAACGCTTTGGCAGCTTCCCATGCTTTTGCACGCTTTTCCCTTAATTCCAATACTTTACTCATGATATCGCCCTCCTATTAGTGTGTTATAAGTTCCAATCTCTTTTCCAATTGCTCCACTGGTGTCCTCTTTTCATCCGGTTTTGGCACCAGCTTATTTAACAGGGAATTTGTAACTGCTGCTCTGGAAAACATCATTCCTGCTGCCAATCCGGTTTCTTTCTCTTCTGCCCGGCTCTTGCCCTCCAGGATTTCATCCGCAAACCCCAGTTCCACTGCCTTCCTGGCATTGAACCAACTTTCCGCATTCATTAAATGGGAAAGTTTTGTGCGGTGCAAACCAGTCTTGATTTCATAGGCATTCATAATGCTTTCCTTTACTTCGTCCAGCATGGCTCCCGCTTTCTTCATCTCTTCTGAATCCCCGATGGCAATGGTCATAGGATTGTGGATCATCATCATTGCCACCGGAGACATTTGTACCGTAGTCCCGGCCATGGCAATCACCGATGCCGCCGAAGCTGCCAGTGCATCTACTTTTACAGTGACATTTCCCTTATAATCCATCAGCATGTTATATATTTGTGCTGCCGCAAACACATCCCCTCCGGGAGAATTAATCCAGACTGTAATAGCCCCACTTCCGGCTTCCAATTCATTACGAAACAGCTCTGGTGTCACTTCATCTCCATACCACGTCTCATCTGAAATCTCCCCATCCAGGTACAGCGTCCTGATACCTTCTCCTTCATTTCTCACCCAGTTCCAAAACTTCCGTTTCAATTACATCCCTCACTTTCTACAGATAAAAAGGAACCAGCCTTCCAGCCATTTCTGCTGTCAGGTTGGTTCCCGTCCTGTGTTTTTTCCGGCAAATAATCCGGCATCTTTCAATTTGGTCATATTCCCATTAATCAAATAGAGGTCTCCACCTTCCTCTTCCGGGATCGGATTCAAATCCTCCAACTCCCGGATGTCGTTGGCAGACATCCAGCCATTCTGCCTTGCGGTGGCATAGCCTGTCATCCTGCTTTGATAATCCCCACGGAGCAGCCCATCTACATTTAATTTAATGAAATACTCCTTCTTCTCCTGCGGAAGCAAGAGTGCTTTTTGTAAAGACTGCTCCCACCGGATTACCCAAGGGTCTAATGTATACTTTACAAATTCCAATGACTGTTTTTCAATGTTTGAGAAGCTGGATTTATCCAAATCCCCAATCATATGGGGCGGAATACGATACATCCGGGCAATTTCATTAAGCTGGAACTTCCTCGTTTCCAGAAATTGTGCTTCCTCCGGGGGGATTCCAATCTGCTGGTACTTCATACCCTCTTCCAGCACTGCTACCTTGTGGGCATTACTTGTTCCCCGGTATACTTCATTCCAGGAATCTCGGACTTTCTTTGGGTCTTTCAATATCCCCGGATGCTCCAGTACACCTCCCGGATTTGCCCCATTGGCAAAGAAACCGGCTCCATATTCCTCACAGGCCAAAGTCATGCCAATCGCATTCTTTGCCATGGCAATTGGTGAATATCCCACCAGGCCATCAAATCCAAGTCCGGGGATGTGCAGCACATCTTCCTGCTTCAATACAATTTTACCCATCTCTTTGAAGTTAGGATTCTCCTCTGAATTCCGGGAATAATAATACACCAACTGCCCGCTTTCTGTACGATCCACTTCCATCTTGTTAGGGAGGAGGGGATAAAGCCCAAGTACCCTGCCAGCACCGTCCCGGATAATTTGAGCATAAGCATTTCCCCAAATCAACAAATGGCTCATCAACGTTTCCCGGAATACAAAGGAAGTCATTTCTTCATTCGGTTCATTATGCAGGATTTGATACAGCGGGTGGTCTGCCACCCGCTCTTTTCCCGTATCCGTATAGCGATAAATATGCAGCGGCAGGGATGTAACCGTCTCCGCCAGAATCCGCACACAAGAATAAACCGCCGTGGTCTGCATAGCCGTCCGTTCATTGACAGGCTTCCCACTTGTTGTCCGTCCAAATAAGAAGGAATAAGCCGAACCGCCGTAACTGTCCTTTGGTTTATCCCGTGCACTTCGTATTCCCAATAAACTTCTGATTCCCATCTGTTCTCTCCTTAAAAATAGGTAAAGGAAAAGCACCTCCGAAGAGATGCTGTCAATCGCTTAAATGTATATGATATTCCATAGATAAATTGATATTTTCTAACTAACTGAGATTTGTCGATTCAATGTTGCTAAGACAGGAAATGATGTTTCTATTTTTCCAATATCCCCTGCTGTGCTTTTTTGCTTAACGATGAACGTACCAATTTGTAAGAAGCATACACTATATCTGCAAGTACATCCTGCGGCACAATACCATCAAGATATACCGTACTCCAATGTAGCTTGTTCATGTAGTAACCTGGCACGATATCTTCGTACTTGCAACGTAGCATATCACTGAATATAGGCTCCAGTTTCAAGGTAATAATAGGGCGTCCGTTTCGGTCGTCAATGCCAATATAAGCATACATCTTGCCACATATCAGATACTTGTATGCCTGCCATGCAGGTTGAAATTCTTTTTCAGTAGCCGGCTGTTTTTGTAAGTATTTATCCAGCCATTGGTAATTTTTCATGCTGTCCTCAGACCACGGTGTTACGTTGCTTGTCATCTCTGCCATTATATATCCCCCTATAGACTACGCCTAATTATTCCGCTAACTATCTCAAAAGCTGATTAACAAATTCCGAGTTCCCCAACTAATTCTGATTCTCTCACCCAATTGATATATATATGACTTTGTATTATATATTACTGCATTTATATTTCTCATATTCAACCATAGTAGGTAGACCCAAGGAACCTCCCCTTGAGCCCCCATTAGAACCGTACGTGAGCCTCTCGACTCATACGGCTCCCTCTCCAGCGGCTGGCGTAATTCCAAATCTCCAGTGTGCAAATAGAT